AGCCGGATTTCCTAACCACGTTTTGGCGAGCCTTCATTTTAAGGTCTTTTTGAAAACACGACAGCGGAACGCCGCGTCAAAGGAGCATTGGTATGGCAGGTAGACCACGAAAGTCAGCGAAGACCCTCGAGCTCTCGGGAGCCTTCGTGAAGAATCCGCAGAGGGCACGGGAGGATCTAGCAGGAGCAGGTCCCTCTACGCTGAAACCTCCACCGCATCTGCCGGAGAAGATGCACGCAACATGGAAGTACGTGATAGATAGACTGCCGAAGATCACGTTGTCACAATCAGAGGAGGTAATGGTCGAATCCACGGTCCGTATCTACTACAGGTTCAAGCATGTGGATGAGAAGACGGATGAATTTCGTCGTCTGGCTCATACGCTGCTGCAACACTTGAATGCGCTCGGCATGACAGTCGCATCACGTGCGAAGCTCGGTCATCCCGTCGATCGCAAGAAGCAGAACCCGTTCCGCAAGATGCGAGAGAAGAAAGATGAAAGTGATACTAAGTCCTAGTCAAAAGCGTGCGAGGGCGAAAGTCAGAGAAGCGAAGATGAAGGCTTGGCTAGCGCGAATAAGTGAACGAACTAGAAAGAGCACGAAGAAAAAGGCGCGGATAAAGCGGGCGCTGAGGAAGCAGATAGAAGTACTGCTGCCGGAGCCGCTTGTTATCGAAGAAAAGCCTGACTATACCGCCACAGGAGAGAAAGACTACGTACAGATAGCGATTGACTACGCCAACGAGGCGATAGCCGATACGAAGCATGAGCGCTTCTGCAAGAACATAGTGGCAGCGGCTCATCGCTTTCTCATGGACCTGAACCGCGCAGAGTTATCACCTGCACCGTTTCGCTTTTCACGTGGTCATGCAGACCATGCCTGTCAGTTCATCGAACAGCTCCCTCACGTCGAGGGAAACTGGCACACCGAGAATATCGTACTCGTTCCCGCACAGGTATTCGTCATTGTTCAGCTGTTCGGCTTCCGTAATCACGACAACACGCGCCGTTTCACCACGGTGCTGTACTCTGTCGCACGAAAGAACGCAAAGAGCACGCTCGCAGCGGCCATCCAGATCTACTGCCTCGTCGAAGAGGGTGAGAACGGACCGCAGGTTCTCAGTGCCGCAACGACTGGTGACCAGGCTCGCATCGTGTGGCGCATTGCTCACCGCATGATAGAGAAGACTCTCGCACTTCAGGAGTACTATCACGTTGAACCGTTTGCCAATACGATCACGTGTTGGGAGAACGGCGGTATCTACAGACCCATCAATTCCAAGGCATCCACGCAAGATGGCCTCAATCCTTCGTGCCTGTGCTTCGATGAGCTGCACGCGCACAAGAACCACGACCTATATAATGTGTTGCGCAGTGCCGCAGGCGCACGCGACAATCCACTGTTTCTCTACACTACGACGGAGGGCTTTGAAACGCAGGGACCGTGGGCTGATGTGCGAAATTTCGCAGAGTCTGTGCTCAAGGGCGTCATCGAGGCCGACCACTTCCTCGCCATCTTCTACACGCTCGATGAAGAGGACGATGACTTCGATGAGACCAAGTGGATCAAGGCGAATCCACTGCTCGGCATCTCTGTCAGTCTGAAGAAGTTGCGTGAGTATTCTATTGAAGCGAAACAGCAGCCGGGAGCGAGGGGAGAGTTTCGAATCAAGCGGTTGAACCGACGGTCATCGGCCGCGAAAGCATGGACCGACCTGCTGCTGTGGAACCGGTGCGCAGGCGAGGTGCATCCCGAGGAACTGGCAGACGCAGAGTGTTGGGGCAGCTTCGACCTCGCGTCTACGCAGGACATGTGCGCGTGGAGATTGTTGTGGCGAAAGGAAGGGAAGTTCTACACGTGGGGACGGTTCTGGGTGCCGGAGAACGCCGTCAAGTTTCGCACTGAGCGAGGCACGACACGATACGATCCGTGGAAACAATCGGGGCATCTAACGGTGACCGAAGGCAACGTGGCCGACTACGATGTCATCGAAGATACCATCTACGAAGACATCATGAAGTTCAAGCCGAAGAAGGTGGCGTTCGACTCATGGAACGCTACGTCATCAGTCAACAGGCTGACAAAGAGATTGCGAGGACAGAAGGTAGAGTTCGAGCAGTTCATTCAAGGTACCCGCTCGTTCTCACCGGCCATGCGCACGTTGGATGTGGCGTATCGTTCCAACATGCTCGTGCATGATGCGAACCCCATACTGACATGGAACATGTCGAACATGGTTGCTCGCACCGACCCGAACTTGAACATGGCGCCAGATCGCGGCAAGAGCAGCGAGAAGATAGACGGCGCAGTGGCGTTGCTTATGTGCTTCGGTCTCGCCGCTCTGGAGATGCCGAAGGCGCAACCGAAATATCAAATGATGGTACTCAGTGGAAGTGGAGGAGCGAAATGATTAACGAACACGAGGAGACGCCATGTCCTGCGGATGCAAAGAGCGACGAGAGAAGCTCGCGAAGTGGTGGCGAGGAGTATACGAACGTCGTGCTGCTAAAGCTAGCCGTCTCAATACGGCGACTGGCGGCGGAGATGCACAGGCAGAACGATCTGTACGCGGCACTGGTGGAGCAGAACGCCACGATGATCGAGATGCTGATACAACGGGATGAGGAGGACGATGACGACGAGACAACGTACCTTGACGGAACGCCAAGAACCGGATAGATGGCGTGGCTTTATTGCAAGGATAGCCTGCGCTCATTTCTAATACGTGGTCGCTGCGGAAATTCCCTATGTACGCAGCGACCATGCGGACGTAGAATACGCGCGTTCCTGCGTGCGCGTTCATATTGATTGACGGGTCACCGTGGCCGCGCCTCAAGTCAAACAGATTAAACCAATCCAACGAAAGAGGATGTCATGAGACCATGAAGCTGAAACGAGCATACTCGATCCTCGATGTCAAGTCAATCGATGACGAGGTGGAGTATTGGACCGTGAAAGGCACGGCCTCTACGCCAACTCCAGATCGAATGGGTGACATTGTCGATCCGCTCGGTGCTTCCTACGCTGAGTCGATCCCACTCCTGTGGCAACACATGAGTTCGCAGCCCGTCGGGCATGCGATGCTTGGCAAGTCGACGAAGAAAGGCATTCCCTTCACGGCGCGTCTGCCGAAAGTGAAGGAGGAAGGCCCCCTCAAGGAACGCATCGAGCTCGCGATCCAGTCCGTCAAGTACCGACTGGTCGCAGCGGTGTCCATCGGCTTCCGCGTGGTAGACGACGCAATCGAATACCTCGAGGGGTCAAGGGGCTTCAAATTCCTCAAGACTGAAATCATGGAGCTGTCGCTCGTCACGATCCCGGCCAACATGGAAGCAACCATTGCGTCCGTGAAGAGTCTGGTTGACGATACCGATGACAGCGACAGCGATGATGATGTGGCAGCCGCGACAGGCAAGCCCGTTGTCGTCAATCGTACGACAATCATGAAAGCCGGCGACACGGCAAAGGCTAACCCGATTCGGCCGAAGGAGAAAGGCAAAGTGAAGATCAAGGAACAACTCGCCGCTTTCGAAGCGAAGCGAGCCGCCCATGCCGCGCGCATGGAAGAACTCATGTCGAAGGCGTCCGACGAGGATCGCGTGCTCGACGATGAGGAGCAGGAAGATTATGACACGCTGAGCGCCGAGCTTCAGGGTGTCGACAAGCATCTCGTGCGTCTGCGTGACCTCGAGAGGTTCCAGGCTGAGAAGGCAACGCCGGTCACGGGTATTCGCACGGTCGCCGAAGGTTCGGCAGCGCGCGGCAATCACCCGATCGTGACTGGTGGCAACACCGTGCTGCCGAAGGGCATGGAGTTCGCACGCTACGTTCGTTGTCTCGTGATTGCACGCGGCGACCCGATGCGCGCGTACGAGATTGCGAAGGAGCACTTCCGCGACAATCACCGCGTTCACAACGTGCTCAAGGCTGCGATCACTGCGGGCACAACGACCGATCCGGCATGGGCAGGAGCGCTCGTCGAGTACCAGACTCTCGCCAGTGAGTTCGTCGAGTTCCTGCGTCCGCAGACCATCATCGGTAAGTTCGGTACGAACGGCATTCCGCCGCTGCGTGCAGTGCCGTTCAATGTGCGCATGGGCGCACAGACATCCGGTGGGTCCGGCTATTGGGTTGGTGAGGGCAAGCCGAAGCCGCTGACCAAGTTCGCGTTCGAAGCGCAGACACTTGGATGGGCGAAGGTCGCCAACATCGCGGTGTTGACCGACGAACTGGTTCGCTTCTCGAACCCGTCGGCTGATTCGCTGGTGCAGCAGGCACTTGCTGATGCGCTGCGCGAACGGCTCGACATCGACTTCATCGATCCCGACAAGGCCGAGGTGCCGAACGTGTCGCCCGCGTCCATCACGAATGGTGTCACGCCGATCCCGTCCTCGGGCACGGATGCTGACTCTGCGCGTGCGGACATCGAGGCGATGTTCCAAGAGTTCATCGATGCGAACATGGCGCCTTCGACTGGCGTCTGGATCACGTCGACGGGCAACGCACTGGCACTGTCCATGATGCAGAACGCTCTCGGGCAGGCTGCATTCCCGGGCGTGAGCATGAACGGTGGCACGTTCGCGGGTCTGCCGGTCATCACATCCGAGTACGTGACGCAGGTTTCGGACACGGGTGAGACGATGCTGATCCTCGTCAATGCAAACGACATCTATCTCGCGGACGACGGTGGCATCACCATCGATGCGTCGCGTGAGGCGTCCTTGCAGATGGACGACGCGCCGACCAACAACAGCGACGTACCGGCGGCGACTGCACTGGTCTCCATGTTCCAGACGAACAGTGTTGCCCTGAAAGCAGAGCGCATGATCAACTGGAAGAAGCGCCGTCCTGGCTCTGTGCAGTACATCGAGGGTCCGGCGTACACGTCAGCGTCTGCTGCGACACTGGCTGCGCGAAGGGCAGGCGCACCGGCCGCGAAGCCGACGCCGACGCCGCCGAAGACTCCGCCTGCTGCGACGCATCCGGTTGGGTGAGGGGGTGAGTCGAGTGTGCCTGTAAGCGGTCCTTGTGCGGGGGACTGACGGCACGAGGGGCCTCGACGTAGTTTGTCGAGGTCCCTCTTTTCACAAGCATCGAGGGCGACATGCAGAAGTTACGCATAATCAAGAGCATCGGGCGTCTAGTTCCTGGTGATATTGTCGAAATGACGCGAATAGATGTAGCAATCTTGACTGCGTATGGCATCGCCGAGATCCACGACGACGAACATCCTTCTGCTCCATCTGAGGAGAACGACATGGTCAAGAAGGCCGAAGAACCGTTCGTGTTCAAGAAGAAAAAGAAGAAGGTCAAGAACAAGCACAAGAAGACCGACGAAGCATTGTATACGAGCCGAGGCAAGTACGGTCGACGTGACATGCGGGCCGGGGAGTAAGAAGTGAAGCTCCTCGGATTCGATATCACCCGTGCAAAGGCCGAAGCGCCTGCTGCGCCTGTCGTAAAGTCGAAGGATAATCTCCGTCCTGTCAAGGGCGGACCTAACCGCGGATGGTTTCGTATCATGGAACCGTTCTCGGGAGCGTGGCAGCGCAACATCTCGCTCGACACTAATACGGTGCTGTCTTTCGCAGCCGTCTACTCGTGTGTGACGCTCATCTCTCAAGACATTGGGAAGCTTCGTATCAAGGTGGTCGAGTTCGACAAGAACGCGCGCATCTGGCGTGAGATCGTTGATAGTGGCTATGAAGCCATGATGATGAAGCCGAATGATTACCAGAATCACATCAAATTCCTTGAGTATTGGATCATATCGAAGCTGTTGCAGGGCAATGCCTACGGTTTGAAGCAACGAGCGAACGGCAAGGTGGTGAAGATCTACGTGCTCGATCCGACGCGAGTGACACCACTCGTGAGTACGACAGGCGATGTTTACTACCGTCTCGCGACAGACAATCTCTCCGAGCTGCCGATGGATGTCGTTGTGCCTGCGAGCGAGATCATTCATGATCCGATGTTGACGTTGTTTCATCCACTCGTCGGCGTGTCGCCGCTCTACGCATGTGGATTGTCTGCGCTGCAGGGTCTCAATATCCTGGATAATGCGACAAAATTCTTCGGTAATCAGTCGCAACCCGGCGGCATCCTCGTCGCACCGGGTGAAATCAGCGAGGTGAGTGCCAATCAGTTGAAACAGTACTGGGAAGAGAACTTCACCGGCGCGAACGCGGGAAAGATCGCAGTCGTGGGTGATGGCTTGAAGTACGAGCCGCTCACGATGAAGGCAACCGATGCTCAGCTCGTCGAGCAGTTGAAGCTATCTGCGGAGACGGTGTGCTCCTGCTTCCATGTGCCTGCGTTCATGATCGGTGCTGCGCCTACGCCTGCCCTGAATAACGTGGAAACGCTTACGCAGCTCTATTATTCCCAGTGTTTGCAGTCTTTAATCGAAAGTTTCGAGCTTTGCATGGATCTCGGGCTGGATTTGCTGCCATCTGGTCAAGGCATCGAGCTCGACTTGACGGGGTTGTTCAGGATGGACACGCTCACGCGATACAGCGTTCACGAGAAGGGCATCAAGGCGGGAATGCTCAAGCCGAACGAGGCGCGTCGAGACGAGGACCTAGAGCCCGTCGAGGGCGGCGATACGCCTTACATGCAGCAGCAGAACTACTCGCTCGCAGCGTTGAACAAGCGAGACCAGAACGATCCGTTCGCCAAGCCTGCGGGTGGATTTGGTGCGCCAACCCCTGCGGGTGAGCCTGCCGTGGCAGAAGATGACGAAAAGCCTGATAAAGAGGAGGAAGACGCGGCATCTGACGCTGAAAAGCTGATGGATTACGTGGTTAACGAGCTTGAGAGGGAGGCAGCGTGAGCCAAGACGCATCGTTGCTCGCCGGCGAAATTCAAGACCTCGCTACGACTGTCGATCGTGTCGCCGAGGCCATCAGGACGCGACCTGAACCGCGAGTCGAAGTCAACGTTCCTGAGGGACTCGCGCCGACTGTCAACGTGACGGTGCCTGAGCTTCGCGCTCCTGATATCGTAGTCAATGTTCCCGAGCAGCGACCGCCAGATGTGAACGTCGCTGCCGCCAATGTCACGTTTAATCCTAAGATATCTGTGCAACCGGCACAACCGGCGCTTCCGGTGGCATATGAGGTCGACATTACTGACCGGGATGACAACGGATACATCTTGCGCTTCACAATTACCCCGATAAACGGGTAGGAGACGAGAAAATGAAGATGGTTGAAATAACAGCTGACGTCAGGCACGACTCTGACATCTTCTATCCCGGCGAACGTCGGATGATGGAGGATGCTGACGCGCAGTACTTCGTCGACAATGGGTGGGGCACGACGGAAGGAATGGAGGTGAGCAATCGCACCGTTCCTCTCGATGTTCCTGCTGACGTCACGCTCAAGGTCAATCCCGGCAAGCACTCTGCAAGGAGCAAGGAACTCTAATGCCTAAAGCAACACCCGATGCAATCATGGATGCAATGGCTAACGCAGTCAGGGCAGCCATCACTGTGGAACACGTTTGTTCTGGCGAACCGGCAAATTTCGCCGGTATTGCAGCCGTTACCCTTGCAAATGTCGCAATGGTGAGCGGTGACATCGTCAGCGCAGACGGTGACACGAATGGGCGCAAGTTTACGATGGCACAGAAGAGCGCAGTGCCGATTACAGCGAGCGGCACGGCAACGCACGTTGCACTAGCAAGCGGAAGCGTGCTGTTGTACGTGACCACGTGCACATCGCAGGTGCTCACGGCTGCGGGAACAGTGACGATCCCCGCGTGGAAAGTGGAAATCGCAGATCCAGTGTGAGCAAGCGAGCTAGCAGACTTACTGCACATGGAGAGCGAAGCCAGTGACCGACATCTATGTTCGTTCCTCTGACGGCGCTGATGCAGACAGCGGACTCACGTGGGCGCTTGCGAAGGCGACCATTGCAGGTGCGATTGCGATAGATAATGCAGGCGACAACATCTGGTTAGCCGATGGTCACACTGAAACACTAGGTACTGCGACTACATATTCGTTTGCCGGGACCATAAATCTTCCAACAAATCTAGTTGCGGCTTTGTCGACAAGCGAACCGCCGAATACTGCCGGTGCAGCGACGATCTCAAGTACTGGCATCGTCACGATTCAGATCAACAGCAATATCTACGTGAACGGTGTCACGTTCAGTTGCGGTACAGGCGCGACAGGCGCGAGCATGACGCTAGCGAATGCCGATCTTGATGTGCAGTATTATGAGAATTGCACTTTACGTCTGAATTCGACGGCTGTTGGTGTGCGTATTTTTATAGGGTCGCTGACAGCAACGACAGAGGCGGACGTCACGTTTAAAAATTGTATCGTGCAGTTTGGTAGCAGTGGACAGTACATATCGCTTCGTGGTGCCACATTTAGATGGGAAGGTGGCGGCATTTTTACTGGCAGTAGTCCGACGCAGCTATTCTCGGCCAACGCAGGACCGGGAGTGTGCAAGATTGATGTATCTGCTATCGATATCTCTGCAATGAGTGCGAGCATCCGGCTTTGCACGTTAAATGCGGGACACATCATAGCGACTTTCCGAGACTGCAAGTTTCCCGCAGGTTGGACGCGCGATGTTGCGAATGCGTTGACAGTCGGCTCACGTGTCGAAGTGCACAACTGCTCAGGAGGTGACACGAACTACACGATGTATATCGAAGACTATTTTGGTGAGATAGATGCCGTCAGTACCGACTATCGAAACGGTGGCGCATCAGACGGGACCACTCCGATCAGTTGGAAGATGACATCGACTGCGAATGTGCATTATCCAAGTCAGGTGCTTCGATCACCGGACATCGTTGTGTGGAACGACACAATTGGCGTGGCAGTCACCGTGACAGTTGAGATCGCCAACGATTTTGGTTCTACTCTCACTGATGGCGACATATGGCTTGAAGTTCTGTATCTTGGATACTCAGGGTCGACGCGCGGCTATTGGGTGAGCGGCTGCAAAGCCACCGTATTCACTAATCAGGCAAATCATCCTTCGAGCAGCGCGACGTGGACTGAATCGGCAATCGGCACGATCACTAAGCAGAAAATGTCTGTCATATGTTTTCCACAGGAGAAGGGTCCTATCGTCGTGCGAGTGGTGAAGGGCAGTCATGTGTGTCCTGTTGTCTACGTCGATCCATATTTGACGATCACGTGATATGCCGCGCCAATATCTAACTCCCGGTGGTTCATATCTCAATGAGGGAACGACACAACAGTTCCTGATTCCGGGAGGACCATTCGTTAACATCGTCAGTGCGGCACCATCGTGGCCGTTCGATGAGTCCGTGCGGCCTAATGCCGTGTCGAACATGCTCAACCTGACCGGCGCATATACCGACATCGACGATGATCCGTCTGCACCGGACTCGCTCTGGTTGGTGAAGACGTAGCAGCATGGCACGCATCTTTCATACTGCGTTCACAGTCGGTGGCTTCAATGTCATTGGACCCACTTCATCACCTGATGGATACTGGTGGGATAACGCGGTACAGGACGTCACGGAAGTTGGCACGAAGTGCCTGAAACTGCCTCCGTTGTCTGGATGGACGTACGAGTTTCCATCTGCTGCCAGTCGAACTATCTTTGTTCGCTTCGCATTCAAGAAGTCGGCGAATCCGTCTGCCGCGCAAAAACTTTACGGCAGCAGCAATTCACCT